GCCCGTGAGCCGCTCGAACTCGCTCACGGCGACGTTGAGCCGTCGCTGCTCCTCGGAGGTGAGCGTCTCCTTACCAGCCAGCTCCTGGATGCTCTCCCCGAGCGACGAGACTCGCGAAATCGACGCCTCCATCTTGAAGTTGTCGGCTGCGAGGCTGTCGTAAAGCGAGATCGTGTCATCTGCGGCGGACTTGATGCTCCCGGCGATGGACTTGGAGTCCTCGACGATTTGCGAGAACGAGTCCTCAACGTCCGTCGATTCGCCAGTCTCGTTGAGCCGCTCGAGCGCAGCCGTGATGCCGCCCGTGGCCTCCTCGACGCGCTTGGCCTGCTCCTGGATCTCCTTGAAGTGGTTGTAGAGCGTCACGAGCCCGACGATGATGCCAGCAGCCGCGAGCCCAGCGAGCGCGACCGCGAGCACGGGGCCTGCGGCACCTCCGCCGATGCGCATGGCGGCCTTGGTCGCCGCTGTCTCGACGTTGCCAAGCTCGCCCGTGACCTTGCCCAACGTCTTCGAGTCGGCGCTCGCGACCGCAGCGGTGATGCCATCCGCGCCGTCGATGGCCTTGGCCGCCTTCGTCGCCTTGGTCTCGACGTCTCCGAGGCTGGTCTTCGCCGTGGTCATGGTGACCGCGGCGTCCGCAGTGCTCGCTGCCGCGTCGATGGAGTCGGCACCTCCGCTGATGGCCTTTGCCGCGCTTGTCGCGCTCTCGCCAACGTCGTCGAGCGCATCCGTGGCCTTGGCCATCGAGATGCCGTCGGCCTGCTTCGCAGCGGCGGTGAGGCTGTCGGCGTTGCCGTCGATGGCCTTTGCCGCGCCCTTGGCCTTGGTCGCGGTGTCGTCGAGGTCGGCCTTCGCGCCCGCCATCGAGGTGGCCGCGTCGGCGGTCGCAGCAGCAGCCCCGATGCCCTCGACCGCAACGCCCGCGTCCTTCGCGGCGGTCTCCACGCCATCGACGGCCTTGGTCGCGGCATTCATGGTGACCTTGCCGTCTGCCTTGCCAGCGGCCACTGGGATGGCGTCGAAGCCAGCAGCCGCCTCCTGGAGCTTGCCGACGAAATCACCGATGGGGCCTGTCACCTTGCTGACGAAGACGAGCACGGGGCCCGCCGCCGCCGCGATGCCGCCGATGGTCATGATGGCGAGCTGGGTGTCGCGGTCCATGTCGGCAAATGCCTGCGCGGCGTCTGCTGCCGCCTTGATGAGCGGCGAGAGGTCGTCGAGCGCGTCCGCGAGCGCCTCGGCCAGCGGCCCGCCGAGCGTCGCGGCGACGTTGGAGAGCTTGTTCATGAATATTTGGACCTTGGAGGCGGTGGTCTCGTAGCGCCTGCCGGTCTCGGTCGCGAGGGCACTGTTGTCCTCCCAGGCTGACCTGGCCGTCTCGAGCGTCGCGTTAAAGAGGTCGCCCGAGTTGGCCATGCGCTTGAAGGCGTCCGACTGGCGGATGGAGCCGATGCCCAGCTGCTCGAGCAGCACGGAGAGGTTGCCGCCCTCGCCCTGCATGTCGGCCATGCCCTCGATGACCGCCTGGAGGGCGACCACGGGGTCGGCCCGCCACGCCGCGGCGAACTCCTCGGCGCTCATGCCAGCGGTCGCCGCCCACGTCTCCAGGTCTTCGCCGCTGGTGGCGACCTGCTTGTCGATTTCGGCGATGATCGTCGAGATGGCGGTGCCGCCAGCCTCGGCCTCGATGCCCAGCGAGCTGAGCGTCGTTGCCAGCGCGAGGATGTCGGTCACCTGCATGCCAGCCGACTTGCCAGCGCCCGCGATGCGCATCGACATGTTCATGATGTCGGCCTCGGTGGTGGCTGCGTTGTTGCCGAGGTCGACCAACGTCGAGCCGAGGCGGTCGAAGTCGCTCTGGTTCATGCCCGTGATGTTGGCGAACTGCGCGAACTGGGTCGCCGCCTCCTCGACGGTGAGGTTGGTGGCCTCGCCGATGCCAGCGATGACCTCCGTGAACCCCAGCAGGTTGTCGGTACTGATGCCGAGCTGCCCGCCCAGCTCCTCGATGTTCATGAGCGTGGTCGAGCTGACGGGGATGGTCTCGCTGAGCTTCACGGTCGACTCGTAGAGCTGCTGAAGCTCGCCATCGGTCGCGTCCACGGTCTTCTTGACGCCAGCGAACGCGCTCTCATACTCCACGGCGGTATTCGTCGCAGCTGCCGCGAGCGCAGACAGTGGTACGGTTACGCCAGTGGTGAGCGACCTCCCGAGGCCAGCCGTCGCGGCGGAGATTCGGCTGATGCTCTTCTTCGTGCTGCTCAGGCTGCGCTCAAGATCCTTCGAGTCGCCGCCGAAGCGCAGGACTATGTCCTTGTAGATTGGCATTAATTTTCACCTCCACACAAAAAAAGAGGCCACCCAGGAGGCGGCGAAGCCGCTCACAGGAGGAAGCGGTCAATGTCGCTCTGGGTGGCCTTGCGTGGCTTGCTCTCTGATGCCGCCTTGCCGTCTGGCGACTTGCCAGTCCATTCGGCGCAGACGGCCACGAACGTTGGCATGTCGATGCAGGCGAGTTCCTGGATGCTAAGCCCCATCCTCTTGGCGCTCACCAGCACCACCGCCCGAAGCGGCCTCTCGTTCTCGCTGCTCCCGCTGCTCTCGCTGCTCTCGCTCGAGCTGCTCGATGGCCGAACGAAACCACGTCGCCGCTGACTCGGCCATCACCGCGTCTCTGAGAGCCGAGAAGTCAGCATCCCCGGCGACGTTCTTGCACCACGCCTCGAAGCCAGGGGCCTCCTTGCCAGAGGCGACGGCCGCGTCATGGGCCATCACCCACGTGAGGTGCAGCACGTCGAGCATGTTCTTGGCGCTGGTCTCGACGCGCGAGAGCGACTCGAAAAGCTCGTCGGCGTGGAACGCGTTGTAGTAGGTAAGCGGCGCGAGGATGGATCCGCTCAGTTCGACGGTCTTGCCGCCGATGTTCACGGTCTGCATGGAAGGCGGCTCCTAGGCTTAGGCTGCGGGGGTGCCGGGGAACGTGACTGCGTCGAAGAAGGCGTCGTAAACGGTCGCGTTGGCGGCGGTGCGCTCGAGCGAGTACTTCGTCACGCTCACGCCCTTGATGTCGATGGGCAGCACCGTGATGGGCGCGGTCTGCGTTGAGACTTCGATGTTGTCATCGACGGTCTCGTGGTCGCCCGACGGCCTCGCCATCTTTACGTTGTAGAACCACGTGCGGCGGCCAGCGACATCGCCCTCGACCTGGAAGCCCATGGCGAACGGCGTCGCGATGGCGTCGGAGACCTCGGAAATGCCGCCGTTCTCGTCGATGACCCACCCGAGCAGTTCGGCGAGCAGCGCGTCGGGGATGAGCGCGACCTCCAGGTCGCCCGTGTAGCCGAGGCCCGCGTAGGTGCCCGAGAAGTAGGCGCTGTTGTCAGCGGCAAACGTGTAGTCGTTGCTCTCGGGATCGTAGGTGAGGTGGACGGTGCCCGGCAGCGCGGTCACGGTGCCGTAGGTCGGCGTGCTCGTGGCGTCCGCTGCTGGCGCGGTGAGCGTCGCGATGTGGACGTTGGAGATGCCGAAGGTTACCTTGTTGGCCATATTGCGGCCTCCAATCTAATCGATGGTTGTGACATAAAGGCAGGTCTCGTAGACGCCCCCCGAGTCGGGGACCTCGCCCACGGGCTCGAGCGCGTAGGCGAAACCTGCGGTGTCCAGGGCTGCCTCGAGCCTGCCCTCTGCCTCGTAATCGTAGTTGCGCGAGTAAAGCTCGATGCGCCAGTAGTTGGCGCTGACGAGCGTCAGGTTGTCGGCGTGGCTCGTCGGCGCGGAGTCGCGGCACTTGACCGCGTAGGGAAGCGGTGGGATGGCTGACGGCGGCACGTCCCAGCGCTCGCCCGTCCACGGGATGCCCGATGCGGTGAGCGCCGCGCAGAGGTCGCTATGTCTCATCTTTCCGCATCTCCCTCTCCAGGTCGGCGACGCCCTTGACGAACGCGGGCTCCAGGTGCTTGCGCCCTGCGAAGCGACGCCCCGTCGGGTGGCCCCAAACGAACTGCTCGTGGCCAAGCTCCAGCAAGTG